GGGCGGACCTATAATTGCACGTGAAGAAATGGAAGAGTTTATAGAGTTTATTGATTCACACGACAATGAAATTATGACCGAAGCACAGTTTGATGAAGCCGCAGGTGAGAAAGACGCTTGCTACCATAAGGTCAAGAGTCGTTACAAAGTGTGGCCTAGTGCATACGCAAGTGGTGCATTAGTACAGTGCCGTAAAAAAGGTGCTAAGAACTGGGGCAACAGTAAAAAGAAAAGCAACGAAAATGTAGAAATGGATAGCAAATTGGATGTTGACAAGTTGTTAACTAGCCTTAGAAATAGTAAAACCACTAATAGTGACAGACTTGCAGATGCAATTGAAATGCGGTTCATGCATAACATGACCTTTAAAGAGATAGGTGAAGAATTAAATGTTGGTCCTAGTAGAGCCGCTACGATTATTGAAAAGGCACTACGTTTGCTAAGGTGGCATGCCGCTAGGTCACCTGGGTCGTAAAAAAAACTTAATTAGGCATAGAATAGAAATGAGACTAACAGACTTTATCACAGAAAAATGCTGGAAAGGCTACGAAAAGAAGGGCATGAAAACCATGTTCGGCAAACGTGTGCCTAACTGTGTTAAAAATGAATCTGCAGATGCAGTATCACTAGACGAGCATGGCAACTTGATATTTGAAGATGGTGTTAGTGAAGACCTAAAGAAATGGTTCAAAGAGAAGTGGGTCCGCTTTGGTCCAGATGGTAAGATACGTGGCGACTGTGCGAGAGGATCAAGCAAAGAAGGTAAGCCAAAGTGTTTACCACAATCAAAAGCACAAGCACTAGGCAAGAAAGGCCGTTCAAGCAGTGCGGCTAAAAAGCGTAGAGAAGATCCCAAAAAGAATCGCAAAGGCAAAGCCAAGAACGTTGCTACTAAGACACGTGGTATGAAAGAACAAGGACCACCTGATTACAGCACTGGTAAGTCAGCTGATCAAAAAGGAATAAGCCCTAGGACAGTTGGTAAAGTAATACTAGACCCAGAAGGTACTGCACGAGAGGCTGGCGGTAGGGTATTACAAAAAGGCATGAATGCAGTTAAGTGCGCAATTACCCAAGATCCAACCTACTGCAACCTATCCAAATAATATCCTAAACCTCTTGTTTTATTAGTTCAGATACTGTATAATAGTATACTTTACTAACAGGAGATCAGTAATGTCATCAAGAATGTTCAGTTCAGAGCAAAAAGCAAAACTCACACAGGTTGTTAACGAAGGTATTGCAGTAATGCAAGAAGTAGAAGATCTCAGCGCAGGTTTGAGTGATACAATCAAAGCAGTTGCAGAAGAAATGGAAATTAAACCCAGTATTCTTAAGAAAGCTGTGCGTATTGCATTTAAATCCAAACTCACAGACGAAAACGCTGATCACGAAGATCTAAACACGATTCTCGAAACTGTCGGCCGTACCCTTTAATTGAAAAACATGAAGAAGTTTTGGGTCAGCAGTTACACAAGTGATCGCACAGCATTTTATCTCGAGCTGATTAGTTTTATAACAACTGTCGGTGCAAGTGCTTTATTGGCCGCAACAGCAGATTCTCCCAACATGCTCTTGGTATACCCTGGTTTCTTTGTAGGGTGTATCACAGGTGCAATTGCATATCTACGTAGAAGTTTACCTTTTCCGTTTTTATTGACCAGCTGGTTCGCATGTGTTAACATATTCGGATACGGTGTAGCATCAGGATGGTGGTAATATGAGTTACATAGACGCATTATTTGATAGAAAAGCAGATCGCATACATGTCGTGGAGCGTGTCAATGGGGAACGTGTATACAAAGAGTTTCCTGCTAACTATGTGTTCTACTATGATGATCCCAAGGGCAAGTTCCGTACAGTGTATGGTAGCCCTGTGAATAGGTTCAGTACACGCAACGGCAAAGAGTTTCAAAAAGAAATGCGTGTGAACGGCGGAAAGAGATTATGGGAATCGGATATTAATCCAGTGTTCCGCTGTTTAGAAGAAAACTACCTGGGACAACAATCACCTAAACTGCAAACATGCTTCTTTGATATTGAGGTCGACTTTGACCCTGAACGTGGATTCAGTCCACCTAGTGATCCGTTCAATGCAGTAACTGCAATTACTGTGTACAACGACTGGATGGACAAGTTGATCACACTGGCTATTCCTCCCAAAGGACTTAGCTGGGAAAGTGCAGAAGAACTATGCAAAGACTTCGAAAACTGTTTCTTATTCGAACGTGAAGAAGAACTGTTGGGCACATTCTTAGATTTAATTGAAGATGCTGACATACTGTCGGGTTGGAACAGTGAAGGTTTTGATATTCCTTACTTGGTCATGCGCATAAAGCGTGTACTTAGCAACGATGACAATAGACGTTGGTGCCTATGGGGGCAACTACCCAAGCAACGCACATTTGAACGTTTTGGTGCAGAGAATCTAACATTTGATTTAATAGGCAGAGTGCATATGGACTATATGCAACTGTATCGCAAATACACATACGAAGAACGTCACAGTTATTCACTAGATGCAATTGGTGAACACGAACTAGGTGAACGTAAAACACAATACGAAGGCTCACTTGATCAGTTGTATAACAAAGACTTCAAGACCTTTATTGAGTACAATCGACAGGATACCGCGTTGCTAGGCAAGATGGACAAGAAGTTACGTTTTTTAGATCTTGCAAACGAACTAGCGCATGATAATACCGTACTGCTACAAACAACAATGGGTGCAGTGGCAGTTACAGAGCAGGCTATTATTAATGAGGCACATCAGCGTGGTATGGTTGTACCTAATAGGAAAGGAAAAGAAGAACATGGAGAAACGCAAGCGGCAGGTGCCTATGTTGCTCATCCCAAAAAAGGGATGCACGACTGGATCGGAGCAATCGACATCAACTCACTCTATCCCAGTGCTATTAGGGCCCTCAACATGGCGCAAGAAAGCATCATCGGACAACTCAGACCGATAATGACAGACAGGTACATCAAGGAAAAACAGGACGCTGGAAAGAGTTTTGCTGATAGTTGGGAAAACATGTTCGGTAGCCTTGAGTATCAAGCGGTAATGAATGGAGAGCCTGGCACAGAGATTACTGTAGACTGGGAAGCAGATGGTAGCAGTGATATAATGAGTGCCGCTGACATTTGGAGACTGATATTTGACAGTAACAAACCTTGGATGATCAGTGCTAACGGTACTATATTCAGTTATGAAAAAAAGGCTATTGTACCAGGATTGTTAGAACGTTGGTATGCCGAACGTAAAGAACTACAAGCAAAGAAGCGTGACGCTGAGTCCGATGATGATATTGCATTCTGGGATAAACGACAGTTGGTTAAGAAGATTAACTTGAACAGTTTGTATGGCGCTATTCTTAATCCAGGTTGTAGATTCTTTGACAAACGTATTGGACAAAGTACTACACTATCCGGTCGTATCATTGCCAAGCACATGGATGCGTTTGTTAACGAAGCCATAACAGGTGTATATGATCACACTGGTGATGCAGTTGTGTATGGTGATACTGATTCTTGTTACTTCACTGCATGGCCCGCTATTAAAGATGATGTCGAAAGCGGTAAAATGGAATGGAACAAAGACATTGCTACACAAGTGTATGATAGCATCTCAGACCAACTTAATGAAAGTTTTCCATTGTTCATGGAAAAAGCCTGTCACTGCCCACGTGAAAATGGCGCATTGATCAAAGGTGGTAGAGAGATTACTGCAACTAAAGGCTTGTACATTAAGAAGAAGCGTTATGCGGCACTGATATATGACATGGAAGGTACTAGACTCGACGGCGGCGGCAAACCAGGCAAAGTTAAAGCCATGGGACTTGACTTGAAGCGAAGTGATACTCCGCCGGTTGTACAGAATTTCCTAAGTGATATACTACTTGGTGTACTAACAGGATCAACCAAAGAACAGATATATGATAAGGTTCGCGACTTTAAAATTGCATTCCAACAGCGTCCAGCATGGGAAAAAGGTACTCCCAAGCGTGTAAACAATCTAACCAAGTACACTGCCGCTGAAAAAGCGCAAGGCAAAGCAAACATGCCTGGCCATGTAAGAGCCGCAATGAACTGGAACTATCTCAAACGCATGCATGGTGACAACTACAGTCAAAACATTGTTGATGGTATGAAAACTATTGTGTGCAAACTTAAAGAGAACCCAATGGGTTACAAGAGTGTAGGGTATCCAACAGATGTTTCACATATCCCACAGTGGTTTAAGGACTTGCCATTTGATGATGCACTAATGGAGGCAACTATTGTGGATCAGAAAGTAGAGAACCTATTAAGTGTACTTAAATGGGATATTCCTGCACATACCAACATCAAAACAACATTTGACGACTTGTTCAGCTTCGAATAAATACCTATGTACAATTACATAGTGATATTCAATGAACCTCGTAGATCTTGTAAACACCAAAAACTCCCTCAGAAGTGGGCCTGACCTAGCTCCATTATCTGCCGAGCTTGATAAAATTACCAAGCACTACCAAGATATTATTCGAGGTGTTGATCCTAGATTTACCGGATCTGTAAACATTTCTATAGATCATTATCAAACAATTAAAGATCAATTAGCCTTACACCAACCCAAGATTGAGCAGACAATTGCGGATATTGATGCAGAAATACTGAAACAAAGTCAAAAGTTTTTTACAGAAAGTTATGCACTTGAGCGTGAGCTAAAGAGTGACTTTGATTGTTACGGAATGTTAACGCAAAATCTTAGAACAATGCGACACTGGCGGAATATTAGATTAGACCAAACTGGTAGTCCAGATATGCACATGCTAGGAGTAATTCGAAAACATGTAGAACATAGATATCCTGTACTAGAGATAGGTTGCCGCGACGGGGACTGGACTAAATTTTTAGTTGCTGGCGATCCATTATACATATCTGATTACACAGAAGAGTTTATGCATAATGCAGTGCACCAGTTTACGAAACAGTACATTCCTAGAGTCAGGCAGTACCAAATAAAAGACAACAACATAAACGATCTGCCAGAAAATCAATTTGGTTTTGTTCTTAGTTACAACTTCTTTAATTATCTTGCATTTGATACTATCAAACAATGGATGCGCAAAGCGCACACTTGGTTAAGGCCAGGTGGTATTATAATGTTTACCTACAATAATGCAGATCATGGTTACGGTGCAGCCATGGCTGAAAGTAGCGTACAAAGTTATTGTCCAATGAGCTTACTTGTGCCCATGTGCGAAAGTATTGGTTTACAGTATCACGATCATAGAGATTACGTAAACACACCATTTACTCCAATGAGCTGGATACAATTCAAAAAGCCAGGAGAGCTGTCCACAGTAAAAGTAGCACAGGCGTTAGGGCAAATAAAATTATACTCTGAGACTTGATTTTCTAAATACAATCTGTTATAATTAATCATCTTTAACGGAGGTACAAATGAAAGATTATTTACAAGATATAGTAAAACACACACATGCTCTTGGCTTTATTGAGTTGGTAAAAGTCACAGGCACTGCAACAGAAACAAAAGTTGATGCAGTTAGCGAAGACAGAAGTGCTATTGTGCAGGCTCAGTTTCACAATCCGGTTCCAGATTTTGTTGGAACATTTGGTATGCCAAATCTAGGCAAACTAAACACAATTCTTAATATTCCAGAGTACAGCGAAGATGCCAAACTTACAGTAAGCAAAACTGACGCTGGGCCAGCAGGTGTAAACTTTGAAAATGCCGCAGGTGACTTTAAGAACGATTACAGGTTTATGAGCAGTGAAATTGTAAACGACAAGCTCAAAGCAGTTAAGTTCCGAGGTGTTAAATGGGGCGTAGAGATTGAGCCAAGTGTAGCCAGTATTCAAAGACTAAAGCACATGGCTAGTGCAAACAGCGAAGAAACTACTTTTATTGCAAAGACAGAAGACAACAAGTTGAAGTTCTACTTTGGCGATCACAGCACACATGCAGGTGACTTTGTGTTTGCACATGATGTTGAAGGTACACTGAGCAAAGGTTGGAATTGGCCTGTAGCCGCTGTTATCAGTATACTAAGTCTGTCAGGCGATAAGATGATTAAATTTAGTGATGAGGGAGCCGCACAGATCACTGTTGATTCAGGACTAGGTGTTTACAACTATATACTTCCAGCACAACAGAAGTAATGACACAACGGGTACGTGATCGTTATTGGGAACGTAGAGGATATGTAAGTGGTACCTGTATGTTCCACGATCCCACTAGATTGTGTTACTTAAACATACCAAAGAATGCTAGTACCTTCCTAAAAGAAAACCTTGTTGAGCAGGAATGGGTCATGTTGCATAACAGTGTCAGGCGTGTTCGTCGTGAGACTGTCGGAACTATAGTTATACTGCGTGACCCTATTGACCGTTGGTTTACAGGAATAGCACAGCATATCACAACAAACCTATTCTGCAAAGATTTTGGTAGTAGTCATTTTTTAGAACAGACAAACGATCTGGTCAGTAACTTGATTGTAGACCAAGTGGTGTTCGATGATCATACAGAACAACAAAGTTGGTTCATTGAAGAATTTGGTCAATTTTTAATTAACCCAACTTATTTTTATTGTGATCAACACCTAAACAAAAATTTAGATCATTACTTTAACACACATAATTTAAGTTACAGTTTGGCTAATAAACCGTTTAAAAATGTCAGTGTAAACAACTTTGATAACAAAAATCTAATTGATTATTTTAAAAATATAGTTTATAATAATACTATGTATGAAATACATCTTGCAGAACATTATCAACAAGATTATGATCTCATTTCAACAGTACAGTTTTATCGAGCGGGCGAACAAAATAAATAGTTATGTCCAAGGTAAAAACATCAACGAAAGATTGCATGGATCAAGATAACCTAACAGCAAAACAAAACGACTACGCAATATTCTTGCCTGCCATTTCTGGCTTCTACGCAACATTTATAGGCAAACAACGTGTTAACAACGATTATGTTGATGTTAACCGCATGCCTGCGGCTATTCAAGACATGGAACAAATGAATTGGTTAAATGATCAAAAAGGATTGTTTCCATACAAGTGGAGTTTGTATTCAGGTGGACATGCTAACTTAGATCTAGCAAAAGACGATCCCAAAGAGAATATGGTACGTGAACGTGATCCAAATACTCTAATGTTAGGTGACTCTGGTGGTTTCCAAATTGGTAAAGGGCTTTGGGAAGGAGACTGGAAGGCTAACTCTGGCTGTCCTAAAGCACAAAAGAAAAGAGGGCTTGTACTTAATTGGTTAGACAATACTGCTGATTACGGAATGGGGCTCGATATCCCGACTTGGGTTTTTAAAAATAAAGAGGCTAGTGACGCATGTCAAATAAAAACAATACAACAAGCAGTAGACGCAACCAAATTCAACAACGAGTACTTCATCAAGCATCGCAAAGGCGTCAGCAATGGCGGAACCCGCTTCTTAAACGTTCTGCAAGGAAGTGATCACACCAGTGCAGACGAGTGGTATGAAGAGATGAAAGGATTCTGTGACCCCAATAAGTATCCAGACAGACACTTTGACGGCTGGGGAATGGGTGGACAAAACATGTGTGACGTACACTTGGTGTTAAAGCGGTTAGTTGCACTGCGTCACGATAACCTATTACAACAAGGTAAACATGATTGGATGCACTTCTTGGGAACAAGCAAACTTGAATGGGCGGTGTTATTAACTACCATACAACGTGCAGTTCGCAAATATGTAAACCCGAACTTTACAATAAGTTTCGATTGTGCATCACCTTTTTTAGCAACAGCAAATGGTCAAGTATATCATGAGATATCGTTACCACACGACGGCAAGTGGAGTTATAGAATGAGTCCAATAGCTGATGATAGGAAATACTCATCAGACACAAGGCCTTACGGTAGTGCCGCACTACAAGATGGCCTTATTGGTACTTTCGAAGAAAGCCCTATGAGTTCGCGTACACAAATGAAAGATGTTTGTGTTTACGCACCCGGTGATCTGAATAAGATAGGTAAAGAAGGCAAGACCAGTTGGGATAGTTTCAGTTATGCACTGTTAATGGGCCACAATGTTTGGACACATATCGAAAGTGTGCAACGTGCAAACAGAGAGTTTGATGCAGGTAACTACCCACGTATGATGCGCAACAATACTGGTAGAGTATTGTTTAAAGATGTAGTAGACCGCATATTTGCAACACCTGACCGTGCTGAAGCAGACGAGATAATCCAAAGCCATAACAAATACTGGATGGAAATTATTGGAACCAGAGGCAACACAGGAAAGAAAACTGTTTCGCCACAAGCACAATATGAAAACTTATTTGAGGAAGCCGCATAATGTCATACCAGCTTAGACTAAACGATTTAGAAGAAGCGCACGAAACCCTAAACCAACAGGTTAATAACCTACAAGGGAATGTGCATTGGAATGATTATCAATTAAACCAGCTTAAAAAAGAAAAACTTAGAATCAAAGACGAAATATATCGTATTCAAAAATTAGACCAAGGACCAGACCCAGAGGACACAGATTATTATGATAGCACGGAAACAGACGACTACTGATAACCCAATACTAAAAGATGCATGTGAACTGTTTTGGATAGTTAAAGGGCACATACCATCATGCATGTACTACGACGATACTGTGGAAGATACATATAATTCTTATTTTGATAGAGTATGGCGCTGGGATCCAAATGAAGTATATCTTAGACGTCAAGGTTTTGACCAAGCATACAAACAATTTTTAACAAACTGGCCGGAGGCATAATGAATCGAGAAGGACACGAACAAGCCACAATGTTCCTGGGAACAGAAGTAGAACACTCAGCAACCTATGGAATGAAAACATTATTTGTTGTTGGGCTTGTACCCGCAGAACAGGTATTACGAGAAGCACTCAGACATGACGTAGAACATATCTACTTGGGTGCTAATCAAAGTTTTGGAACCTGGGACGGCATATTGTCAGAATGGGACGTTTTAATTACCAGTTGCATTGACGAAGGTTATTGGGTAACACTGGACTATGATGTTAACGATCACAACGAGGTAATGTCACTGGATCTCCAGGATTGTAATCGTTTTATTAGTATGATAAGTGTTAAACTGCCCAACATACGTAAATTAAATTACAATGCTACATTAAAGATTGACGATAGTGATTACGAAGCAACAAATCCTGGTGTATGGTGCCACAGCGTACACAGCTTACAAAAAAGAAAACTATTCACAGATTGGTCTAAATATACCAACGACCAAATAATCGAGGAGGAAGTAAAATGAAAAAGCAAATCATTGACAATCTCAGAGCAAAGTACCAAAATCAAATTGCTATTGCAAGGACAAACGTTGAGTTGTTTATAGCAAGCCCACAGGGCGTTGCTGAACACATCGACTTTTCCGAAACTGTAGAAAAAGAATTGGAAAAAATTGCACATGCAAATGATATGCTAGAAGCATTAGAGTACGTAAGCTCTGATGTTTGACATTTCAATTAATTAGTTGTACAATAACTATATGAACCAATCACAAAGAAATACCGTAGATCAAATCATGCATCATGCACGTAGGGACATTTGGGTTACTTTCCAGAAAGAAGGTGTTCACATGTATCCAGGGGCTGACACAGATCCTAAACTTGCAACAGGTGGGTGGGACGATGTTAGTTTCTTGGGCGTGCCACATAGACACATATTCCACTTTAGGGTAGGAATTGAAGTGTTCCACAACGACAGAGACATTGAATTTATTCAATTCAAGCGTTGGATGCAACGACTTTATGACGTCGAAGGCGTACTTGAATTAAATTATAAGTCTTGCGAAATGATTGCAGATGACTTGTACTTACAGATTGCAGACCGTTACCCGGATCGTGTGGTTACAATTGAAGTAAGCGAAGATGGTGAGAATGGCTGCCAAATAACTTACAATACATCCCAACAAGCCCAAACAAAAATATATTAAATGTTATTAGATCTTCTCCGGAAGGTATATGATTTTGATATGACCGTAGCGTTAGAAACCATTGCGACTATGCCTTCTTCTTTTTTATACAAAAAGATAAGTCCATTTATTAAACAACAATATCCTAACAACTACAAGTTCATATTTTTGAACAACAGTGATGTCAACCAAGAAGTATTACTGCACGTTATACAAACAATAGAATTGTGTAAGATTCCTAATGCATTTGTATTGGTCATTACTAATCAAACCAGAGTGCATGATTTTTTTGCAAGTAATAACATTGAAGTTAAAAAAAATAATATTCCTGACGAACTAGAAACAGGGAATTACACACCAACTTTTAATGTCCAAGAGAAACTTTGTCCTTATCCGTGGGCAGGCATTCATGTAGAGCCACAAGGTTACGTTAAGCCGTGCTGTGATTTTTATGGTTCATACTTAAAGCATAACGGTACTCTATTGGATGCTAGTAAAGATTCGTTTGAATACATGCAAAATTCAAGCGACATGAAATTGATAAGGGAACAGTTTAGACAAGGCATAAAGCCAGAAGGATGTAAGAAGAACTGTTTAGATGCGCCAGAGGGCAAATCTACCAGGTTTACGCATTCAAAGTACAAGCTGAACAATGTATACGGAGAAATAGACTGGGAAGGCGAAGGTGAGATGAAGTTTCTTAACGGACACTTCAGTAACTTGTGCAACCTCGGTTGTGTGATTTGTGAACCGCGATCTAGTTCGATACTGTCTGTAGAGGAACTTAAAGATTCACAGTACGCCAACATTAAACAAGATCCACGATATAAAAAGTTACAAATCCATCTAAACACATTAGACGAAAACAGCACTATATGGAAAGAACTGGATAAAAATATTTCAACTATACGTAACTTTGAAATATTGGGTGGCGAACCACTGCTAAATAAAAATATCTTACGAGTCATCGAAAGATTAATTGATTCAGGGCATAGTAAACATTGTGTTTTTCAAATTATAACCAATGGTACACAATTCCCTGATATATGCAACCAGTTACATCACTTTAAAGAGGTATTCATACACATAAGTGTAGACAACACAAACGAGCGATTTGAATATGAACGCTATTTGGGAAAATGGGATAAGTGGGTAAGTAACGTAAGCCAATTTGATAATTTAACAAAACAACACAATCATATTAAATTACATTTTGCAATAGCAGTAAGTATTTTAAATGCATTGTACTTGCCAGAACTGTTATCGCATATTTCAAGATACAACTACCAAACATTTTACTTTGGTGATGTACATAAACCGTCTCAGTTATCGTTGAACAACTTGACATTAGAAGCAAAAGATGTTCTAATAGAAAGACTATCAATGTTTACTGATCAATATCCAAAACTAAATTTTGTGCTGAACTTACTAAAAAATTCTAAACAAGTTGATGGAACAGAATTTTGTAACTTTATACAAAACAAAGATAAATTACGAAATTTAAACTTTATGGATACGCATGAGGAAATAGGAAATCTTATGGGATATTCATCTTTTAACATTCAAGGAGAAACAAATGGCCGCTAGTTGGCTAAAAAAATATCTCACAATGAAGCCAGAGGTTAATCAAATTTATGATGACCTTGACGCTTACCGTGAGTTCTGTGTTAAGCAAGGATACAACTTTGA